AATTACTTTATTAGCAAAATTAGCTACACCAATAACTCTTTCAGATGCAGCAGAAGTCTGTGGAACTATTTGATTAACAAACTTACGAAAGCCATTCATTCTCCTGTAGCCACCTTCAACGTCAGGTTCAAAGTTTTCTAAAACTAAAGCCTCACCGGGTTGCATCAAGAAAGTAGAACGATTTAATACTAACCCACCTTCGCAATTAAATGCGGCTGGTTGTACCTGTGAACTATCGGGCATTAAAAAGTAATTCCAATATTATATCTACTAGGTCTACTTATCATAGTTGATCTAACATATTCATATTTGTTTATAAGTAAGCTCTGCATATTTTTAATACCATCTTCAAATCTTTCAAAATTTAATTGGTACTGTTGCATTTCACCACGGTACTGATACACAAATGCCGTAGCACCATCTACAATTACAGGAAGAAATCTATCTGGTATGGTAGTTATATCTCCTTGCGCAGCTAAATCTGCTGGAAATGTAAAGAAGTCAAACGCCAATGTATATTGTTTATCTGGCAAAGGGTAAAGTAAATAGTTATTATCTAGTGTACGTACTATAAATTGTGGTACTCCACCGTTAGTAAAAGAAGCTACCTGTACGCCTGATGCATGTGCAGCGGCTGTAGTGTCATTAGAAGCTCTAGTACACCCTGTAAAGGTCGTAGATGTAAGCCCTGTGTACAGCACTTGCTCACCTAGTATAAAAAGAACTCCTGTAGTTGGGAAGCCCGTAGTACTTACCACAGTAATTGTAGTTGCGCTATCCGTCAGATTACCGTTAAGTGTAGTTGCGTCTACTTCATCTTCTTGGTTGGCAAACTCTTTGTTTATGTATTCATTATAATCTAATTTTGCAAGGTTTCCACCTGATGTACTAAGATCAGTGTTTCTTTTTATTCTAGCTGTATTGTAATCAATATGTTTTGTACTAGCAGGAACAGTATACCTTGAAGTACCGGGAACTAATACAGAATTGTTACTTGCGTGGTTAAATGGATAACCAAATTCTTTTTGATTGATGTGTCTTATAGCTTCATTAACGGCATTTTTACATTGTATCTGCACACCCCTAGCATCTACAAAACTAGAAGTAGTAAGTGCTACCTCATTCATACGTGTAATAACATCGTTTGCTAATGTAAGAAATGTAAGTGCCATTATGTTTCCTTAAAATGCAGCAATGGGGCCAGCACAAAGCCAGCCCCAAAGTTTAGTGTAGTGTTACAGCAAATCACGCTGGGCTGAAGCAGCCTCAGTCATTGCGGCAGAAATATCTGCAACTACTGCATAGACACGTAAGCGTCCAGTTGCAGCGGCAGCACCAGCGATAACAACATCAATGGTATCTGCAGCACCAACAACAGCAAGTGCTTCAGCAGCAAAAGTAGATGCAGCACCTGTGTTTACGATGTTAGCTTCGCCATTACTACCTTTTACAAGGTAAGTACCAGCAGCAGCATCCAAAGCAGCACCGTCAACGATGTCATCTCCAGCACCGAAGTCAATATTACAAGTACAACTTGCAGTAAAGGACTTCATAATTTCTGCACCAGCAGCAACAATTACTGATTCGGCAGGAATTTCTAACAGTTGGAAAATGTCACCATTAGCAATAGTAGCACCTGCAGTAATCATAGCATCAATATCTAAGATTGCCTCAATAGTGCGTACCGTGTTACCAACATTAGTTGGAACAGCAAGAACGTTTGCGCCAACACCAGCAGTATCGACGGAAGTCATATCAAAAGTAGCCATAGTTTATATCCCCCCTATGCTGCGTTATAACGAGCAGTTACGATTGCTTCTGGACGAAGAATCTTCCTGCCGTATAGGTGCATACCACGAACAATGTCAGCAAAGCTGTCAGGGTCACGATATGATTCTGTCTTATTGATCTGCTCTGCAGTAGCTACAGCGGAATCGTGTCCAGCCATAATTACTCCCAGATTAGTCAGTTGGTTTGCGGTTCCAGCAGTTCCCGGTCCAGTACCTAAAGCAGGTAAGTTAGACGAGGAGTATACACGGAAGCCATGAAAGTTACTTACGGTCAAACCGTTACGCAACCCACCAGAATCACCGAAGTCTGCGTTCATGAAGCGTGAATCTTCATCAGCGAGGATTTCCATAAATACTGGATCGACCACTAGCCAGCGACCTTGTGAGTCAACTTGCTGTTGGTCAAGCAAACGCTTCATACGAGCAACAATCATTGCAGGTGAAACGGTTGCAGTTGGAAGCGAAGTAGCTCCCGGCATACGTGCAGTCACAGGAATTGAGTGAGTGCCAGCAGAGGCAGTAGAAATATTCCCAAAGTCACCTTTGTGAAGCTGCATGGATGCAAGCAATTCATTAGCACCTGCAGTTGAAACAGCCTTAGAGCCATTAACTGTAGTGTTAAGTGTGTCAGCTTTGCTGTGCAAAGAAGACTGCTTATAGCCAGCCATGTAGCCAAGAACTTCTTGGTCATGGTTATCTGCCAAACGATATGCTGCACGGTTAGATGCAAGGTCCATGAAGTTCACATGTGAGTGTGCTTCTTCAATATCGTCCATCTTGAAAGCAAAGTAATTCGCTTTGTCAATGACTAATGAGAAATCGGCGTCCTCTAAATCCTGCGCTGTGACATTTGTGCCACGTGCATATTCAGATACTGAAATCTCAGGTTCTTTAATGATCTTGACTGTATCGCCTTGACCAGAAATTTCCCCCATGTAATCGGAGTTAGTGATGTCACCAACAACAGTTGACTTGCGGAACGCAAGCTGTACCTGTTTGCTGTAAATGACTGGGCTGAAATTACCATTAGGTAGATTTCCATAACCCGTAGCTGTCGTAAATGCCATTGTAATATCCTTTGCATTAAGACACAGATACAAACTTAAATGTAATTATTGAGGCTAATTCTTTTGGGTAACATCCTATAGAAAGTCGGCCAACCTTCTACACAACGGGCCAGAGACATTAGGTAGTCGCTAGAACTATTCATGTTTGTGAGAGAAGTTTAACGCAGGTAGTCCTAAAGTATGGGGGCTGCGTTAAACCTATTGTATATAGTTATATTCTTTAAACTTGTATTGTCAAGTCTTTTTATCGTGCGCTACCAGAAATATCGTAAATAAAGTTACCAGTTCTAATAGCTTCCATGATTTCGTCTTGTTGTTTCTCATACTCTTTGCTAGTCATCTTGTTTACACGTGACTCAGACATCTTGTTATTGTTAGATGTAGCGTCAGGTTGACTACGACTGTTACGAGTATTCACTGACTTAGCAGCATCCTTACTGCTAGGCTTTTTATTTTTAATGCCCATGTCTGCTTTGTACAAATCAATAGCACGTGCGGCAGACCTTGCATCATTGTCGTTCTCATACAAAGCATCCTGAACCCACTTAGGTTGTTCTTCTGCCCAGTTATGAAATTCATCACTATCACGTATCTCACCGAAGTCAGGGTGAGCTTTAAGTAACTCTACCTCTGCACGATCACGTGTTGCGGATTCCCGCATAGCGTCAATCTCTTTTACTTTATCCTGTAGCCCTGCCTGTTGTTCACGTGCTTTCTTAATAGCAATAGTTTCAACAATAGCAGCTACGTCTGGATACTGACTTGCCCATGCATCAATGTCTTCATCTGATTTAGGTAGCTGCATTTCCTGTGCAGTACTCTGTTTAAGCTGAGACTCAAGGGCGTTAATACGACTTTCTAAATCTTCTTTAGCTTTCTGTGATCCTCTACGTAGATCAGCATAGCGTTTCTTATAACTTTTTTCTTCTGCATTCTCAGGCTCTACATCTTCTTTTGCTTGAGCATCTGCTTCTTTCTCTGCGCCTTCACGTTCTTCTAACATCTGGCGTAGTTCTTCTTCGTCTTCTTGTACTCGTTCACGTACTCGACTCTTACGCATCATCATTGACTTAGGTTGTTCTTGTGTTACTACTAGTTCGTTTTCCATTATAGTTCCTGTTTACTGGGGCCACCGTAGCCTGTGTTGTAGGGGGGTGAGTAGCCAGTGCATATATAGCAAATTACTTACGTGCTGCTATGCCACGTTTTTT